AGTCGGTCATGATGACAAAGGGCTGCATCCTGCCCTCCTTGCGCATCCAGCGCAAAAGGTCGATACCGTTGCCGTCGGGCAGACGCAGGTCGGAAACCACGATTAAGGGGGGTAAAACGAAATGCGTAAAAACAGTATAGAGTAAAACAGACTTGTTTTAACTGAAAAACAACAGGTTAGCAATATAGTTAAAGAATTGACCAAGAAAAACGAAACGCGCAAAGAGTTTAATTGAGTCGAACTGCATTTTAATTTTGAATGGGTTTTGAACGGATTTCTTGAACATAAGTTTAATTGTGCGGTAGATTCGGTTTAATATGGGGGGCTGCATGGGCGCAAACGGGGCACGCAGGGACGTTTTATTGGCTCGGACGGGCATTTGATTGCCAAAGAGGTGAAGGGGCTTTAAACGACCTCTTTTCTTTTGACTGATTCCGACTGTAGCTTTGTAAAATACTTCTTCGATTATTCTATATAATTATTATTTGGTATATTTGCGAGAAATGAAATTCTAAATGAATTATGACGAAGGTTATCCATGTACATTTGATCTATGAGAAGAAGAATTACTATTTCGGTAGCCTTTCAGCCATCTTTGACGTGTTAACAGAGGCAGAAGTCGGGATTACCAAAAGCAGCCTTTTGCACGCTGGATTGACGGATGGTGGCTGCAAGATTACAAAACGGGCGATGATTATCCAGTCGCATCTGATAAGAAGTAGTAAGTAATTGTTTTATTAGTATTTAAGTCGTATTCATACGGCTTTCCTTATGATAGCGGGTTTCCTACCGGTTTGAACGGTCGGAAATACCGCTTTTTTTATGTTGGGAGGACAGTTGGGGGGACGTTTGGGGAGGACAAAAAGCATTATGCAAAAACGAAATGTGTTTAAAAGGGGGACATTTGGGGGGACAAAACAACATTATTTTACCTTGATTCGGATATGAAAACTATCCAAAAATATATAAAAAATGAGGTTTATTTGGTTATTAAGGTGGGTAAATTATATATATATCAATACTATTTTGCCATATATAATTTACTACAACTGCTTGTTTTATTTGCTTTTATGTATTTATACTACTTAAATTATAGTATTCATTCTAATACTAAACTTTACAAGGGCCATTGCACTAATCCGAGAAATAGGGATGTCTTTCGGATCATGGTGCGGGTTATAGCTCACCAGTTTGATATATCCATTCCGATCGCTATGATTTACATACTTCACGCATACATATTCATCTCCTTCTATATCATAGGAAACGATATACATTTCGCCAAAAATTACATTGTCAAAATCTAATATTTCTTTATAACCAACAATGTCTCCAGATTTTAATAATGGATACATACTATCCCCTCTCACATAAATAGCCCCATCGCAACGTGGTATATCTGGCATAGTAATCTCTCCGAGAATGTTTTGGTCTTTGTTGGAAAAGATTGTTTTCAAGTTAGCGGCAGCTTCCACATTATATACTGGTATAGATTGTTGGGTAATGATTTTGTCGGCTACTTTTGGGTGATGAATAATCTGGATTTCGGATAAATTGTCTTTTTTTACCGTGTCCTTGTCGCCCGTCAGTGGTAAAGAGTCCTCTCTAAACTTAGAACCACGACCTGTTAGGAGCCAGTCTATATTAATATGTTCACATTTTGAAAACACTTTATCGTAATCCATACTATCTCTACTCACCCAATTTGACAAGGTTGATTTAGATACACCTAAAAGTGTAGCTAACTCTGTGTCTCTGTTTATGTTATAGGCCTCTTTTAGTCTATTCAGAACATCTTGCTTAGAATAAAAAGTTTTCATTTTGAAAATAATTTAGCTGAAAACATTTGGTAGTTTTCAAAATGTGTACTAATATTGCAGTGTGTTTAAAGTATGAACACGCCTCAAAGATATAAAAAGGCGGTCATATAAACGAATATTAGAAGTAAAACTTAAAAATGACAAAGGATATGAAGGACGAGATTAAGGAATGGCAAGTACAGAGCAATAGGTTAAAGGTTGCGAACTTGCTGATGTTGGACGGTGTGAGTTTTAACTATAACAAAGAGAATGGCATTGTGTTTTCCGCTCCAGATTCTTACGTCAAGAAAATGATTCATACCCTGAGGAATTGCTACGGATGTAGTACGAAACCGATTATAAACGAATATAAATAAGAAACGATGAAGGCAAAAGTGATTATCGCACAGGCGACGGCAGAAACAGTAGGATTTCTTTACGAACTGGTTAAGGGAATGGCAGAAAAAACGGCTATCAAGGCTTATCCGAGCGTGGACTATCAAGCCGTGTTCTTTCCGGTGGATAAACACGACCTGTCTTTTGTGAAGCGGGTATTGGTAGATAGGAACTTTTCTTTTAGGGTAGAAAATGCTGAATAACAACAACAAAGATTAACGAGCAAAGCAAATAGTTTCTCGGATAATAGATAGCCCGAAAAGACGGGTGGGCGATTAGTTCAGACAGGTAGAACAGGCGAAACTTATCCATAGAAGCCATTGTCCCCGGTTCGAATCCGGGATCGCCTACAAGTAAGTAACAACAATAACAGATTAAAACAGATATAGAAATGAAGAGACGAATCGTAGTAGAACATGGGGAGGTAAAGCGGATCGCTTTACTGATGAACTGTACATGGGAAATGGTATCGCACTCGCTGGCTTACCGGAAAAACACCCGGCTGGCGCAGGCGATCCGGAAAATGGCTTTGATGCGTGGCGGCATAGAAGTGGGTAACGAATCTGAAAACAACGTGAACCATGAAAGCGGAATTATTGAAACTGTTTAGCAGTGAGATTGCCTGGTGGTGCACCCTTACCGGGAAAGAGAAACTATACACCGTGTACTTCCTGTTGAGCTTTATGCTGGTGGCAGGGATGGCGGACTGTAACCCGATATGGGTAATGATTTTAGCAGTGCTGAACTTTGGCAATTCGGCGCGGCTGTTGAAAAGAGTGCCGATGGATAAATTGAAGGAGGAATAAATCATGGCTACCAAGAAAGTATATGATGCCTGTTGCAGGAAATTACAATCAAGGTCTTTGTCCTGTATCAACAGCAGGGGCGGATCCAAACGATTGTTGAAGCCGGATATGCACAAGCTATTTGGAGAAAAACTCATTGTTGATGAGTCTGAACTGTTGAGATGCGGCGAAGTTGAAAAGCGCAGACATCTTTATGAGGATAAGGTCCTGAGGCTCCTTTATCTGGAAAACCAGTCTTACGTGGGCTTCGGTGTCGAAAAATAAGAAGCAATCGTCATGAAAATGTATCTGCATTCCTTTTGCGAATTGTTGGCAAAGCCGTACTACAGGCAAAAGTTTCTTTCGCCCTTCTTCCTCGCTATAGGCTTCTACTTGAAAGCCAAAAAGCATAATAAAACTAGGGTAGTCAGTATGTAGGTATTTATTCATGGCGCAAATATAAGCAAATAAATTGAGCGATGGAATATTACGATAACGAACTATGTGTGACCTACAAGGAGCTTACCTCCGGTGGTGATCCTGTGATAAAGTATCAGACTTTAAGGAAAAACATCACTAGAGGGAACATCAGAACCGCCAATCGTGGCGGCGGCGAAGGTTCCTACGCATTGATAATCTATTCCTCGCTCCCCGAGAAATACAAGACCCGTTATGTAGCGAAATATGGTGATCCGGTAGAAGCATTAAAATTACAACGTATGAGAAACAGGGTGAAAATAGACGAAAAGGCAAGAGAGTTTTACGAGACGTTCAAATACGACATGAACGGTGTTCAAACAGGGCTTAGCAAAAAACTGATAGCAGAATATACTTTGAACGCTTCGGTGTTGAATACCTTGGTGTGTGACTTGGAAGATAAAACAACCAACCGGAAGATGTTAGGTAACAACCTCAATACTTTGTGGGAATGTGTCGCCGTCACCAGTGAGAACCTGCGTAAAATCTATGGGCATACCCTGCCGGAAAATCTTGCGCGACTGAGGGGGAAAATCCGATGTTACAAATTACAGGGATACCCTTCCCTTATCTCCGGTAAGGTAGGTAACGCCAGTACGTTGAAGATAACCGAAGAGGCAGGTCGTTTCCTGATCGCTTTGAAACGCAGCCGGGTTCCGGTCTATACCGACTTGCGTATATTCGAGGAGTACAACCGGGTTGCTTCGGAAAAGAGCTGGAAACCGCTGAAAAGCAAACGTAGCCTGACGATGTGGTTTGCACGTCCGGAAATACAGCCGCTTTGGTGGGATGCCGTATATGGCGAACTTTCGGCGCACCAGCGTTTCGGTCGCAAACACCGGACGGAACTGCCTTCACGTCGCGACACGCTTTGGTACGGTGACGGGACGAAACTGAACTTGTATTATCGGGACGAGAGCGGGGATATGCATACCACGATGGTCTATGAGGTAATGGATGCGTACAGCGAAGTGTTGCTGGGATATTACATCAGCGACCATGAGAACTTTGAGGCGCAATATAACGCTTACCGCATGGCCATCCAAGTAAGCGGTCATAAGCCTTATGAAATTGTGCACGACAACCAGGGAGGCCACAAACGACTGGAAAGGGAGAAAGGGACAACGGAACCCGGCTTCTTCGATTTGATTTGCCATGTACACCGTGCGACTGCTCCGTACAGCGGTCAGTCCAAAACGATTGAAAGCGCATTCGGTCGTTTCCAGTCGCAGGAGTTGAACAAAGACTGGCGGTTTACCGGAATGAATATCACTGCCAAAAAAGAAAGTAGCCGCCCGAACTTAGAATTTGTCGAAGCGAACAAAGATAAACTTTTCACATTGGAAGAACTGAAAGCCCACTATGCCGAAGCTCGCAGGGTATGGAACGAGGCTAAGCACCCGGCGACTGGGATTCCCCGCATTGAGATGTACGAAAAAAGCGTGAATGAGGAAACGGATGTGGTGACGGTTTACGATATGGTAGACATCTTCTGGGTTTGGACGAAACGTCCTGCCACCTTCACCGATTCCGGTATAGAAATTACTATCGGCGGGAAGAAGCTACCCTACGAGGTGTACGAGCGTCCCGGTGTACCCGACCATGAATGGCGTATAAAGAACACCTATCGCACTTTCTATGTAAAATACGATCCGAACGATCTGCGTAGTATCCGTCTATATTGGGAGGACAACGCCGGGGAACGTCGATTTGAACGGGTGGCCGAGCCTTACATGGTTATCCACCGTGCCCTGCAGGACCAAACGGAAGGTGAAGCCGCCTTTATCCGGCAGGAACAGGAGGCGAACATACGCGATCGCATCGATCGTCAGGTTATCGCCAAGGAGATAGAATATGCTTATGGTGTGGCTCCGGAACAACACGGTTTGAGTACTCCAAAGGTGAAAGGTGTCACCAAAGAAGTACAACAAGAGATTGACCGCCGGACAAAGAAATACAAGCAGGATCCGGAAGAGCTTCAAATCGGTCGTGCTAACAAAAAAGCTAGCCTCCTTACCTGGGACCAGCTGAGTGAGAATAAAACGGTAGATATGCGTAAGGTGGCCGGGAAACTATAAAACGAATATAATAACATTAAAACGATAAAAACATGGAATCATTAAGCATCCAAGAAAAAGACCGGATCCGGGAGAACCTCCGGGTGTATGTGGCCAAATATCCGAGCCAGAACAAAGCGGTCGGCAGCCTGAAAAATACCAGTGTCGGAACGGTGAGCAACATCGTGAACGGCAAGTATGAGAATATATCGGACGAAATGTTCCGTAACATCGCCTCTCAGATCAGCAGCCGGACAAAGGAATCGGGCTGGCAGATCGTGGAGACCTCCGCCTATCAGGAAATCCGTTATGCGTTGGACGATGCGCAGCACTGGCGTAACGTAACATGGATTGTTGGTGAGGCCGGTTGCGGAAAGACGACGACCGCCCGCCTCTATACGGACAAGAACCGGGAAGTGTTCTACATCCTTTGCTCGGAGGATATGAAGAAAGGTGACTTCGTGCGTGAGATCGCACGGAAAGTCGGTATCAAGACGGACGGGCACAATATCCGCGAAATCTGGAGCTTGATATTGGATGACGTGATACAGATGGACGCACCCCTGTTGATATTCGACGAGGCCGACAAACTGACGGAGCCGGTGTTCCACTACTTCATCAGCATGTACAACAAGTTGGAGGACAAAAGCGGAATCGTTTTCATGAGCACCGACTACATCAAGAAGCGTATCAGTCTCGGACTGCGCCATCAGAAGCCCGGATACAAGGAGTTTTTCAGCCGCATGGGTCGCAAGTATTTTGAGCTGGAAGAAACGACGGCGAACGACGTGTATTCCATCTGCGTGGCCAACGGTGTGCAGGACAAAAAGAAAATAGAAGAGGTCATCCGGAACGCTGAGCCGTGCGACTTCGACCTCCGCAGGGTAAAGAAAGCCATTCATCGAGCCAAACGTATGGGCGAGTAAAAAGGTGCTTTAATAACATTCAAATATCGTTCAAAGGATATGAAAAGAGCATTAAGCGTAAGGGACATCTTGGATAAGAAATATAATACCTTCCCTTTTGAGGGGAAATGGAGGGATGCGTTCGGGACTCCGGAACGGGTCGGCGTGTGGTTCATTTGGGGCAATAGCGGAAATGGAAAGACTTCGTTCGTGATGCAGTTGTGCAAGGAACTATGCAAGTATGACCGGGTCGTTTATAACAGTCTGGAAGAGGGTGCGTGTCTGACGGTACAGAACAACCTCCGTATGCATGGTATGTCGGAGGTGAGCCGCCGGTTGGCGTTCGTGCAGGAGGACATGGAAGCCATGAAAGCTCGTCTGCGTCGGCACAAGAGTTATAACATCATCGTGGTGGACAGTTTCCAGTACACCCGTATGAGCTACCGGGATTATATCACCCTGAAAGAGGCGTTCCCCGGCAAGCTGTTCATCTTTATCAGCCACGCCAAGGGAAAGAACCCGAAAGGCGACGCCGCCGAGAGCGTGATGTATGACGCAACCCTGAAGATATGGGTCGAGGGCGGAAAGGCGTTCAGCAAGGGACGGTTTATCGGCGAGACAGGCGAATATATAGCCTATCCGAAACTGGCTGATGAATACTGGAGTGATAACGGGATAATACCGGGGAACCATGAATAATATTGATCGAACATGAAAATCATACAAATGAAACCCAAACAGGGATATGCGAAGCCCGACAACTACGCCACTTTCTATGGCCTGTTGAAACAGATGCCGGGAGCGGTCAAGGAAGAGATCGTGCTTCAATTTACGGATGGCCGCACCGACAGCTTGCGTGAAATGTCGCTCCACGAGTATAACAAAGCGATCCGATCGATGGAGAAGCTGGTACGTGGCGAGGAGACCGAAGCCATGCGTATCATGAAAAGCAAACGGTCCGCCGTACTCCACCAGATGCAACTGTTGGGGATTGATACCGCCGACTGGAAGAGGGTCGATGCCTACTGTCTCGACAAACGGATCGCCGGCAAACGGTTTGCCCGGCTCGATTACGAGGAACTGGAAAGGCTGCTGGTGAAACTACGCGCCATTCGCCGGAAACAAAAGGAGGAGGATTGACCATGGCACGCTACATCCCCCTACAAGACAAGATCGACGAGATCGAGGAACAGGGCAAGCGACTGCGCCGCCGGCTGGACTACTTGAGTGGCGAGCGGGATTTCCTGGTCGATACGCTGCTAACCCGCCCGACCAAGGACATGGAGGCGCAACGCCGGCTGCTGCGGGAGTGGGACGAGGAGATCGACCGGCTGGAGCGATCCATCGCTTACCTACGGAGTGAGTACAAGAGATACAAAGAGATACAGAACAGACAGATGTGTAACCATCCAAAAACAAAGAAAACATGGAAGAAGTAAAACAGACAATCGAAATGACAGCCCAAGAACGGCAGGAGTATGAAGCGTTCAAGGCGGCGCAAGCCAAGAAGAAAGCCAAGGAACAAGCCAAGCGCGACCGTGAGGCTTACAAGGAACTGGTGGACGAAACGATCGAGGAAGCGATCATAAGGCTGCAAGCTGTCAGTCACCACATCAAGACTGATAAGCAAAATATATTGAACGACTTCCGCCGCGTGATCGACATGAAGTCGGAAGTCTTGAAGTTGAAAAAGGACGGCCAACGTACAGACACCTTTACCAATTCCGCTGGAGACAAGCGTATCACCGTAGGGTATTATGAGACCGACGGTTATCGCGACACGGTGGAGGACGGCATCGCCATCGTGAAGGAGTATATCGAGGGGCTTGCCAATAACGAGGAAACGAAGGCGCTCGTTAAGATGGTACTCCGCCTGTTGGCCCGTAATGCCCAAGGCACGCTGAAGGCGAGCCGTATCGTCCAGCTCCGCAAGATAGCCGAGGAGTCGGGAAACGAGCGTTTCATGGAAGGCGTGCAGATCATCGAGGAGGCCTACCAGCCGGCCATCAGCAAACAGTTCATCCGGGCCGAGGTCAAGAACGATAACGGGGCATGGATAGCGATACCTTTAGGAATGACGGAGGCATGAGAGCCAAGTCCGTCCCCCTCTCCCCCGGCCGCTGGGTCTACGTCTGCCCCTGCGGCGCGCGTTACCGGGTGAGCCGGGTCGCGAGGGGCGGCGGGCACCACGCCCTCTATTGTTTCCACTGCAAACAACAAACCGGTAAATATTATAAAATCATGGACGAACGATTGGAATTTGAAGAGAACTTCAACAACAAACTGAACTGCACCTGCTTCACCACGATCCGGCTCCACCACCCGGTACGGAACGCCATCGGCGCAGTGAAGCATATCTACCTGAAAGGCGTATGGAAAGGCGACGCGAAGATCATGTCGTGTTCCACCATCACCCTCGGACAGATCAACCGCACGATGGAGAAGCTCGACACCGGCCTGTTGCCGGACGAATGCCGCCGGTTGATCCGGAACCTCTACAAGAATCGCCCCGGCATCAACTGGGAGACGCAACAGCTGGACTACCTGCTGCTGGAGTATTTGAAGGAATCAAAAGAACCAAGCTTATTTTAATATAGAATATGACAACAACAGAATTTGACAATACAAAATGGACGACCGGTATGGAGGTCGAGATAAACGGGGTCAGATCTGAGCCGATCTCGGTGAACCTTCGTTCCAGGGAGGTGTGCGTTTTATATAACGATATCCGAGCCATCTGGTTACCTTGTAAATGGGTAAATCTCGTGAAGAAGGAAGGAGGCGAATCATGATCATTGCGGTTGATTTTGACGGTACCCTCTGTATGGGCACCTATCCGGAGATCGGGACCCCTAAGCCCTACGCCGTGGAGATCATGAAGAAGTTGAAGGCCGATGGTCATTACCTCATCCTATGGACTTGCCGCCGGGGCGAACGCCTGGAACAGGCCCTGAACTGGCTTCTGGAGCAAGGCGTCCCCTTTGACCGTATCAACGCCCACGAGCCGCAGAACCTCGCCCGCTACGGCGATGACACACGCAAGGTCTATGCCCATTGCTACATCGATGACAAACAGGTGGGCGGCCTTCCCCCTTGGCCGGAGATATACGACTGGATCACGGAACAGGAACGAAAATGGAAGGAGGGACAGTTATGAGCTATTTAGATTATACCAGAAAAGATGCCGGCCATGCGTACGAAACGACTATGTGTATAACAAAAGAAGAATGCAAGGTATTGCTTCCTTTCTTCAAAAATGCACATAAAAAAGTTAAGCAAAAGTTGGATAGATACGAGGACATTCATGAAAGTGGAGAAGCAACGGAAAGACAGGAAAATTTGCGAATGAAATACACGGATGAACTTGGAAGTTTAGAGAGTATCTTATCGGATATTGAAATAATTTTAAAACAATGAATTCCGGGATATGATCTAATACCGAAAAAGGATAGAATCGCAAGTATAAATGGAATGGGCAGAAGATTACAAATCATAAACGAATATAAAAACAGAAACAAATGAACAGTTTTTTAAGCAAATTCAAAAGAAAAACAGATCAACCGAATAAGACGGATGAATTGTTACCCAAACGGGAAAAGACGATACCTCCACATATCGTGGTCTGCAAGGTATGCGAAGGTAAAGGGACGAAAGAGGGCGCAACTTGTCCACAGTGCAAAGGATCCGGACGTGTGATCGTATCATGTGAGGTAACAACGTATGTGTCGGCATACATGCCTGAAACGCTGTGTAAAAAGGATAAGGGAGGACGGCTATGATAAAAGCGGAAGAGGCCCGTCGCATTGCGAACGGCAACTCGGTGGAGATCCAGCAACAGTTGACGGTTATTTGCAAGCAGATCGAGCGTGTGGCCAAAGAAGGCCGTTTCCAGCTGGATGTCCAATCCGAGATATCAGATCCCGGCCTGATATCCCCGATCATGGAGCAGCTGGTGGTATTGGGATATTGTGTGACAAGTTTCAGCTTGAAGGAATTGAGTTTAAAAATTAAATGGTAAGACAATTAAAACCTTATGGTGTATAGGTCAACCGTAGATAGTCATGAATGAAAGATTTTCGGGGGCATTTTTAGGGACAGTGGTTGTATGGGCCATTATGATCGTCATGTTTGGAGGTTTATATGGTTGTCCCAAGTATAATGTTTGGCAACAAGAAATGTCTGGTAAAGCCGAATTTGCCAAGGCGGAGCAGAACCGGCGTATCAAAATAGAGGAGGCGAAAGCTAACCTGGAAGCCGAAAAACTGAATGCGCAAGCGGAGGTCGAACGTGCGAAAGGTGCTGCCGAAGCCATCAAAATTGAGAATGGGAGTATCACACCGGCATACATCCAGTACCTATGGGTCAGGCAACAAAATAGCCTGAACGACAAAACGGTGATTTATATTCCAACAGAGACAAATCTTCCCATTTTGGCAACTCCCCTCAACAAGTAATTTCAAGGAATAGTTAAAAACAAGCCGCCTACTGGCATTTGGGAACGATCTCCGGCCAGTAGGCGGTTTTTGTTTGGTCCGAACTGGTTTACGGCTTTCCTGCCCCCATTTGTTAATAAAACTTTCCTGTCTGAACCTGATTATTATAAATAAGGAAACGTTGTCTAGATATATTGTATATAATTAATATCTTTGTAAACGTTAATTATAAATTAAATGGCACTATGTGTAATAATAAAGGTTTCGCAACAAATACTATCAAAATCCATTTTGGGTATATTACGTTCATTTTGGTAGTAATTATTATCGTAATTTCATCATGTCGTCTATCTGATAATCAAAATCTTGTAGATATTGTTTCTTTTGCAGGAACACTTACATCAATAATCCTGTCTGTATTAGCTATCTTTGTTACTGTATTATCAAATGATTCTCTTAGTAATTTAATGGAAAGGATAAGAGGGTTAACAGATTCAATAAATCCTCTTAAAATAAAAGTAGACGAATCTTCGGATAAGATGAAGAATACTATAGAGGAATTAAACAAATTAAACCAAGAATTAAAAGATAGTTCATATGGTATAAATATAGTCATCCAAAATTTGGAGAAGAATATATGTGATCAAGTCAAATGTATAGAAAACAAGATGGATAAGTTTCTTATCCCGTCAAGTGATTCAACCTCTATTCATTATATGGAGAATTGTCAACCTAATGTTGATTATTTTCTAAAAAGTACTTCGTTTTTGGGGTTAGAAGTTTTGTATTGTTGTGCATTAACTGAAAAATCAAGAAAGAGTTTACATTTAAGTGATTTTTGCTCCATAACAGAAGGTTCATGGAATGATAGTCTCTATTATGCCTGGGGATTTTTGGTTGCAGCTAAATCTGCTGGATATATTGATTTTACTAGCGGAAAAAATGGTAATAAACCGATTCTTCAAGAAATTAAGTGTAATCAATTATTAACCGTTGATATAATAAAAAAAGAATTAGAACAAAAATCAAACTCCGACAAAGATAGGTTAGAAATAAAAAAAATAGAAGATTTTTGCAATGAGGAGTAGATATTATTATAACATAAGGTAAAAAAGTTAAAAGATTTTGCTTCATATTGGTTATTTGCTTTGTCTTTCGAAAAAATAAAGGATTATGCAGCAGTACGAATTGAATTTGGATGTTGAAATAAAAGGCGAGATCCTCAAGCGCAGACGTACCCGTGCGTCCGTGCGGACGACCACCGGCAAGACCAGCCGCCAGGAGCATGTGTACAGGCGTAACCGGGAGCTGATCGCCCGTTATTACTACTGGACGGAAATACGCCGGAGGCGTTTTGATGACGTGATGCGCATCCTCTCGGAGGAGTTTCATGTAGAGGACCGGACGATCAGCAACGCCCTGCTCGATTTCGGTGACTACCTGGACGGCTTGTTCAAGGGCAAGAAAGATATACGGGAACTAAAAAAGGAATATCCGTATCGTAATTGGGAAAGCTGAAAGCGGGGTCACTCTCACCCCGCTTTTTTATTGGTATTCCTCAAAGGTGGTGTCGTAGACGAGCGTATATACTTTGATACCATTCGCTATTATGGAAGGCCGTCCGCTCCGTCGGCTCAGCGGCGAGAATATCTCGTCCGCCGTCCATCCTTGTAGGCAATCATGTACCTCGTTGACGACAGAATAACGGTCCAAAGCCTTTTCCCTTACTTTTTCCGGTGCCTTACTGTATGATTCTCCCTGATAAGGGAAAGCCAACTTTAGCGTGATCCTTATTTTTACGAATTGGCAAAGATCGGTCAGATCCTGGCAATCGGAATACTCGATATCGATCAGGCAGCAGGGAAAATCCACCGCCGGTCGCATTGATCCGGCCATGCTCAATTGTCCCAGGTCTTCATCGATCCAACAGAGAGACGGAGCCTCCTTTTCCAAATGGTCGCATAACGCAATAAAAATATCCTTGTTCATAAACTGCTATTTTAATGTGTCAATATATCCTTCCAGTCGTTTGTGTATCTCTTCCGCCAGTTCGTCCGACCGCCCCATGAAGGGACGTGCCGGGATGTTCGCCTGACGGGTGTGTTCCCTTACCTCCACATTCCCGTATTTGGAGGTATGACGCACATGGGCGGGCACCGTCACCCGGCCGGTGAACCCCTCGTTGTGCACTTTGGCATAGTCTACCTTGTCATTGCCGGCGGAGATGGCCACCTTGTCACGCCCGACGTATGCCGGCCGGATACTGTTGAGCAGGTTCCCGCTGTCGATCAGGAGTGACCCGTTCTGGCGCGGTACCTTTGCCGGTGCCCACGGATTCCCGTCGAACGCCTTCTCGCGGAAACGCTCCTTATAATAGGACGTGGCGGTCTCGGCCACGATCTCGGCAGCGTCATCCAATATCTTGTCCGGCAGGGAGCTCAAATAATTTTCCAATTCGTTGAAATTCATATTGAAATAATTTGTATGTTTGCAATGCTTACGAGAGGTACTGTAAGGCGAGGTATTCCTTTGAGGTAGGTGGAGGGACCATAGCTATCAGGCTCACCAGCATGCACAGGCCTTTCGCAAGAAACCTACTTCTTTCTCCTTAGCAGCAACCCGCTCCTGATCTTTGGATTGCGTACCTCGAACCACGACTTGAAAACCATACGGTTGTTCTCCACCTTGGAAACGCACGCGACCGCCCTTTCCTTATAGTACTTGATCCATATATAATTGGTCAGCTTCGACTCCTTGTTGTCACGGTCCTTGTATTCCTGTCCCAACCAAAGTTCGTCCGGATCGGCCATGATGTCCTGGATGCAGGAGAGGAACGTTGTCCTGAACTCGCGTTTCTTCCGTTTGTTGGATGTATGTGCGTCATAATCCGATTTGCCCATAAACCAAGTCCGGCCATTATGGTCAGTAACGGGAAGCGCCTCCTTCCCATTTATATATTGGCAATGCAGGTTCCACCATGTAGACGCGTCGCCCTCATATACAGGCATTGGGACGGTGCTCTCTCCAATCCTCTTTTTCAACGAGGGAGTCACTCCCCATGTATCCAGGGGGATGTTGCCGAGCAGCTTTCCCGCCACATCCGGGAATTTGCGTATGTACATCTGGTCTTTGTTGAACACCTCGCTTCTTTTCCCCCTGTTCGTGTCCCAATGCTGCGCTTGGGCCTTTTTCCATTCCGGGGTATCAAAAAACGCCTCGCAACGGGCTTGTTCCGCTTCCATGTCCACGCCTGCCGCCTCGTGTCCCATAAGGGGAACCACGTAGCAACGGCATTTCCAACCGTTCGGCGGGAATATCTTGTCCCACCTCGGATCGTTGGCCGGAAGGACCAGACCGTCCAGTTTCCGGTGTTCCTCCCTCACCTTGTCGTCCCCGGCCGTCTTGTACTCCCAATAAGGGAAAAGCCTCGTCTTCCCGACCAGCCGTTGGTAGTTGCTTGCCGACTCGGCGGTCAGTACGGCCGTCTCGTATTCGGTCTGCTGCCACCGCTTGTTGAACACGTCCGTTATCTGTAAGGCCTTTTTGTGGAACTCCTCGAAGCTGCCGCTTTCACGGAAAAGGCTGTTCAGTTTCTGAAGCTCGGCCAGCGTCTTGGCGGCGGAGAAGTGGAAGACGTTCATCTCCATCGAGGTGATGAAAGCGTCGTCCCGTGCCCCGTATGTGAAAGCGGTATCAGCAAGCCCGACCACCTTGGCGCGGCCTTCGCCGACGGCACGGACAAATTCCCCAGCGAAGAAGCCGAACAGTTCCGCGTCGAACAGTGCCTTTCCCTCATTGTCGGCCACCCGGTTGATGATCCGGTTCTGCATCGTCTCGTCACTGAGGCGGATGCGGGCTTTGCCATCGGTTGCCCCGGCTTGCGGGGCTCCTGCGAAAAAATCCCAAAGGCGGAGGAGCCAGCTCCGATCGTTATTCCGGATGGCGGCCGCTTTCCCTTCCGGACCATCCGGATCATTCGGGTCCGGAGGCAACACGAATTGGGGGTGTTGCTCTTTCCGTGCAATGGCCTCATTGCCTTCCGGCTGTGGGATGTTGTATTTCTCGTACAGATAGCTCTGTGGGATAGGCAGGATATCGGAGAGTATGACGGTCTCTTGTACGGAAATCTCTTGTGCCTTGTCCAGAAACTTGAACCGACCACCGCCGACCGGATATCCCCGTTTCTCCAGGAGCGGAACGAAATACTTGTTCAACATTCGTTCGACAAACCGTCGGTCCGCCCGGTGCTTCTTTTCTTGTACGGCCATGTGGACCTGTCCCTGCGCGAGCGAGCTGCCGTCCTGTGTGGTCATGGTCTGCCCTAAAATGGTGATCAGAATCTCCTCGTTGCAAGCATTGCGGAAATCGTCATAAAGGGCACCGTTTGCCGAACCGCTGAGTGTCGTCTGCGTGGCCTCCGTCTCCTTGGGGATGACCAGGTAAGGAGCCGATCCGGCCTCCTCAAACGCCTGGATCAACGCCCGGCGGCTCTGTTCGTCCATGCTGCTATATTTCCCGATACGCTGGGGCATACCGAAAAGCTCGACAAACTGCGCCCAGTCGCCGAAGCCTCCCCGCTTGTAGATGACAAAGGGGGCGGCACGCAGGAGGATACCGAAATCATCGTCTCCTCCGAACTGGATGATCAGGTCGTTGTCCGCGTAGGGTATCCCGTGCTCATCCTCTTCCCGGATGGCCACCTCCTTGGTCTTCGTCCGGATATGCTTACGAGGGATGGAATTGAAACTGAATCCGTCTATAAACAGGCATTCGACCAGCGACACCCCCCAGAAACGAGAGAGCATGATTTCACGTAAGAGTGACTCGAACTCCGGCGTGTCCATGAGCGCGTCCATCTCATCGATCCGTTTGCCGTCGATGGTAAAGGCGAGATCCGCGTCCGTCACCGCGTCGATGCGTTTGTCGATGGCGTCCGACAGGTAACCGTCGATCAGGAGGTCGGTAAACAGGTCATACAGTTTCGTCCGGTTCCCTAAGTCCGCCAGCCGGAGGGCGCTTCGCCAAGAACCGATGTCGTTCACGCCCCGGTGAATGGGGCGGACCAATATTTCAGTATAGACCGGCCGTTGTCTAGTCACGACCGAATCTGCGCCTTTTACGGCCACTTTGTTTTTTTTCTTTGCCATGAATCGTCTTTTTATTTTCGTTTGATTGTGCGGCCGTTTAAACAGCGTTCTAACGGTCTTTTAAAAATGTTGGCACCGCTTTGGATTGCTTCCATACGCAATAGGGCCGATCGGGGTGTTGCTTCCCGTTTCTTCTTCTGTTTCCCGGTCGGGCAGGTCGGGCGAGACATCGCCCCGCTGGACAGCCTTCAACCAATCGATAGCCCTCTCGTAGCGGTCTTGCCGGAACTGAAGTTCCGTCCCGGCATTGCACAGGTTGATGAGATGCCAAATGGCGATATCCTTGACGAAGATCAATAGCAACTGATTTCGCTTGCTTCCTGAAGCGGAGAAAATACGTGCGCAGTCGAAACGTGTCAGGTAGCCTTTCGCCTCGGCTATCGCCGCGTCGATGGCGGCTTCCGCTATGGCAGCGTCCCCTCGCGTGATGGTCTCGACCAGTTCGTCATGCAGATGGGTGTTTAATTCCTGTATTGTCAAAAATGCCATGATTTGATGTATGTTTTGGGAGTTAATATCTTTTCCTGTTCCTGTGGCGTGTTCCGACGGTACAACTTCCCGCCTTGACCGCCATCGCCTTTTGCTGGCAGATGAAGAACCCTCCCTCTATCGCGTCGGGGCCGTCGGCCGGTGCCGGTAGCCCGTCATCAAAAAGGAGGAACTGTTCCTCCAGGCGTGCCATGTTGGGGTTGTCCTTCTCGGCGATGTTCAGGATCATGCGTCCCGCCCGGTTCAGGGGTTCCAGGTTTCCCTCGATACGTGCGAACTTGTCCGGTTTGTTCCGGAGGTCGGGCGATATGGGGATGATGTATCCGGTCTCTTCCCATTTCTTTTGGAAAAGCGGGACAAATACCTGCTCGTAGAAGGGATCCTGTAGCTTGTTGTTCTCGATGGAGTTGTAGACCTGTGTCCGATCGGCTACATAGTTGCGCATATAATAATACCAATTGACGAACTCCTCGTTCTTCACGTGGTCCAGGTAGCCGGTGATGACATACAGGTTCCCGTCCAGAACGCCCATCAGGAAGTTGGCCTTGTAAGAGCCGAGCTTCTTTACCCCCTTTTTGTTGGACACCTTGTTTGACGGGGCGGGGTCACCGTAGCTGACCAGGAACGGGAACTTGTGGAGCGGCGGTACCGGTCCCCATTTGATCTCCTTGAAATAGCAGCCTTCCGTCACCGGATTGTTGAAACATTCCTTTTGCGCGCTGGCGGCACTCACCTGTGCAAGGACATCGTCGATCGTCTCCTCATCGTTCTTCTCCGGCCAGACGGAGGTCCCGTAGGCGAAATCGTTCTTGGGATCTGGGTGATTGATGTCCACCATGCGCAGGTTGATGATGTCCCAGTTCCCGATCGGGTTCTCCCGACGGGATAGCTCGAGTGCCTTCTTACCGGCCCGTGCCACACAGCAGTCCTTGGCGATGATGTTCCCACAAAAGATCGTGAGCAGGGGTTCCGAGAAGGAACGGGTGAAATACAACGCCTGTTCGAACCAGTTCCACTTGTCGTTCACGATCTCCGGATTACGGCACTCCTCGTCGGTGTCGTAATCATCCACGAGGATCGTGTCCGGACGTACCTCCTCGATCTTTACGCCACGCGGACTTTGCCGTGCACCGACCGCCATGAAGGAGGCTCCCCCCTTGGTGATGAAGTTGTCTTCCGTCCATTTAAATCCTTTTTGATCCCCGTAATAAAACTGGATGCGCTGATTGGCCTCCAGTTGCGCCCGGTAATGGGCAAGCAGCTTGATCGCGTTGTCGAGGCTGTTGGAACAGAGGATGATGTTCCGTTTCTTCCCGGTCAGTACAAGGAAGAGGACAACGAACATGACGACCGTGCTCTTGGCCAGCTCGCGTGCCCAAGACAAGACCTCGTACCAGTTCTTGGGACTATAGATCAACCGTTTTATGGCCTTTTTATGGAAGGAGGCAAATTCATATTTGGCATAGTTGGGAAACATCTCCTTGATCCAGAGCAACGGATGTTTCTCCAGATAGGTCAACCGCTTTTGCCTCTCCTCGTAGGGCATATCCAGATCGACCGCCGTATCCTTGCGGATGGACTTCAGGTAGGCGTCCCAATCTTCGAGTGCCTGCTTGTCTATGGTTTTAAGTGGTTTCATTTAAGCCTGTCCTTTATATATGCGTCAAAATGAAAGCTGAGTTCCTTTGCCTTGTCCGTGTCCGTCTTGCGTATCCAGTCGAGGATGCCCTTGGATACGCTGATGATGTCGGCGATCCCGGTCTCCTTTTCCATTTTCTCGATTGCGGCGGCCAGTTTGTTGATCGTGTCGGCCTCCTTGGAGGTAGCGAACCGTTCCCCCTCCTCACGACTGGCGATGGCCTTGTTGATTTCAGCTACTTGCCGGTAGAGGTTGGCCAGCTGTTCCTCGCGTGTCAGGCTGACAGAAGTCTTTAGTTCCTCCCATTTTTCCGTTTTCACCCATTTGCAAAGCGTCTGTTTGCTGACCCCGACACGTTCGGCCACTTCCACCTGTGTCAGGTGTTCTTTCAGGTAGAGCATCTTTGCCCATTCCTTTTTTTGCTTTATGCTTAAATCCGTACCCATACTCATCTATATTTTGCTGATTCGCACCCTCAAAAGTACGTGTGATTTTCCGGATGAAATAATCACAAAGTGCTACGATACAAGTAGATGCAAACAAACTTCTTATTGGACGTAACCGTTACAATGTGATTTTTTCAGTTCGTTTTTATCCCGCAACTTTGGGGTGAAAAAGCAAAAAAACGATGCCGAAAAAGACATTCATATTACACGATGAGACCGTCAATACGCAAGGATTCCGCATGCTGACATCCGGAGCCGACCTGTCCGTATTCGAGAACAACCCGGTCATGCTGCTCAACCATGACGACTGGGATCTTCCGATAGGCCGATGGGAGAACATCCGTATCGAGGGAACCCGGATCCTTGCCGATGCCGTGTTTGACGAGGATGACGAAAGGGCCGCCGCTGTCATGGGCAAAGTGGAGCGCGGGTTCCTGAAGGCCGCCAGTATAGGCGCGTGGCCGGGAAAGAGTTCGGACGACCCGTCGTTGATGTTGTCCGGACAGACCTATCCAACCATGGTCACATGGAAAGCGCGTGAGGCCTCTATCTGTACCATAGGAAGCAATCACAACGCGCTGGCCTTATATGACAAGGAAAACAAGCGGATGGACCTGAACGACAAAGGCACATTGATCAAACTGTTCGATACCACTTCCGGTATCCATGTATCACATAAAAATGAAACGCAAATGACAATTTTAACAGGTTTATTGAAACTGTCGGACAATGCGAGCGAACAGGCCATTGCCGACGAGGTCCGGAAAATTATCCGGCTCCGTGACGAGCTCCATGCGGAGAACGCCACGCTGAAAACAGAGAAAGAGGCGTTGTCCTCCAAAGTGCAAGCCTTCGAGAAAAAGGAAAGGGATGAGCGCAAGGCTTCCGCGGTCGCCTTGGTGGACAAAGCGATCAAGGAAGGTCGTCTGGACGCTAAGGGCAAGGATGCATGGATCGGTATGTTCGACTCCGACTTTGAGCGTGCCAAGGCACAGCTTGACGCAATCCCGCCACGTGCCAGCGTGACGAAGCAGATACAGACCTCTTCTCCGGGCGGTACGGGCAGCGTGAAACTCGCCGACATGACCTTCTCCGAAATCGTCAAGGCGGACCGCCTGAAAGAATTGAAAAAAGACGGGGAGCTCTACAAACAGAAGTTTTTCGAGGCATACGGCAAATACCCTGCCTGAAAACAAGTATAAACCCTATAAAACAAACGATCGAGAATGAAAACGAAATTTATTATTTCATTGATTACGGCATTGTTGTTCAATGCCCTGACAAGCGGAGCCTTCGCCTCCTGCTTGGAAGTCAGCCACGGGGCGATGTTCGCCGTACAGACGGGGCTGTCCCTGATCCCTCTGAACCTGTCCGGATGCCTCGCTGAAGGACTGAACCGCGAGATCTGGATTCCTGAGATCATCGAGAAGTTTTACCCCTCGGACTCGTTCCTCACGCATTCGAAGAGCCTGGACGCTTGGGTGGATAACAACAAGTTGAATTTGCAGGAGGCCGGCGTGGATCCGGAGGTGTATATCGACAACGAGCTGTATCCGATTCCTATCGTGACGCGTACCGACATTCCGCACGAGATCATGCTGAAGCGTTTCGATACCGAGAACACGGTACATATCAACGCTATCGAGATCGAGGAGTCCGCGGAAAAACGCCAAAGCGTGACCGAGGGGCACCGCAATTCACTTCGGCAGAAGTTTGCCCGTCTGGCCGCCTTCAATTGGGCACCGGCAGGGAACGGCGATTTCACCCCGGTGAAAGCCGCTACCGGGGCAAAGAACGCCCGTGGCTACAAAGCCATGACCTACGAGATGGTAATGGATATGGAACTGGCTTTCGATGAGCTGGAAGTACCGACCGAAGGTCGTATCTTGATCCTTAACCCGCTACATGCTATGGACCTTAGAATGCAGGACTTGAACATGTATAAGGCATTCTATAACGAGAACAAATTGTTCTCCTTTACCGTAGTCCGTTCGTCCCTTACTCCGAGGTACAACGGTACGACAGGCCAGAAAGCCCCTTGGAATGCGGCGGTAGCGGCAACGGACGCTCCTTCCTCGCTTTTCTATTACAAGGAGGCCGTGGCCCGTGCCCGTGGTACGGTAGATATGTATTACCGCCTGAACGATCCTGAATACCGTGGTGACGTGGTCGGCTTCAATATGCGTGGTGTCGCCACTCCGGTAACCGGCAAATATTTAGGAGCCATCTATTCGCCGAAGGCATAATGTTTCACATTCAAAAACATATACGACAATGAGTTACGTCAATATGAAATCGCGTAGGAGCTTCGATTTCTACGCCCCTTACAACGAGGAAGGCGAACGCCTTGTGACAGTACCGTTCCCGGTAGCTGTAGAACGGAAGGTCGAGGAGAGCGGCATCGTGCATGATGCCAATCCGGCATTGGTTACTGTCGCTCCGGCAGCCGCAGAAACCATTGAGGTGGAAACGAAGGTTCAAGCAGGGTCGCTCCTGATTGTCCGCAATGAAGGAACAGCCGTCGCTACTGTCGGCGGTGCGAACTGTGCTGCCTCCAAGGTGACTACCCTGATGTGGGACGGGAATGCGTATGCGGAACTGGCAACTTCCGGCATAGGATAATTTGTCATGGCACGACTCAAGTTATTGGTCATCCACTGCACCGCCACCCCTCCCGGCCGCGAAGTATCGGCGGACGACATCCGCCGTTGGCACACAGCCCCGCCCAATGAAGGCGGCCGCGGCTGGAAGCAGGTGGGCTATACTGATATGATCCACCTGGACGGGACGGTGGAACGGCTGGTCGAGAACAACGAGGACATGGAGGTCGATCCCTGGGAGGTTACCAATGGGGCGAAAGGGCATAACCGGACAGCCCGGCACATTGTCTATGTCGGCGGAGTCGCTTCCGACGGCAAGACTCCCAAGGACACCCGGACGGCGGCGCAGCGGGAAGCCCTCGCCGCCTACGTGAGGGACTTCCACCGCCGCTTCCCCTCGGTCCTCATTGTCGGGCACAACGAACTGGCGGCAAAAGTCTGCCCGTCGTTTGATGTGCAGAAGTGGCTGAAGGAGCTGACAGTGGATAGTTAACAGTGGACAGTTAAATCATAAATCATAATTCGTAACCCCATGGAATGGAACACGCTCTTGGCCATGATTGGATCCGGCGGACTGGTCGGGTTGGTGAACTGGCTGATCAACCTGAAGGTGAGCCGCCAGAAAGCCCGGATGGACAAGGATGACGTGTCCCGGCACATGGCGGCCCGCGATAACGAGACGATCATTGAGCTATATGACAAGAACAGGGACATACTGGAGCGGTTGGCGGCATTGGAGGAGGCACTGTACAAGCTGGTGCGTTGCAAGCATTATGACACTTGCCCCGCTCGTAACAAGTTGCAAGAGTACAAGGAAAGTTACCGCTACCAACGTAATCGACAATCTCCTATGGAGCAGAAGGGAGTACGTTACCCCCGTGACAATCCCGTCCAGCCTGGCGACGCTGGCGATCCCGGTGGACAGCCTCCGTAGGCTACCCACCGGGGCGGTCTACCAAAAGCGGGACGGACGGGCGACGGTTTCGGCCACGGTGAAGGACGGGACGCTGGTCGTCCATGCCGAATGCGACAGCCTCCAGCAGCTGGTCTATGAGCTGGAGGAGCGACTGTCCGCCCAACGGGAGCAAGCGACCACGAGGGAAGAGATAAAAGCCCCATCGGCAACTCCTGTTCGGACACGCCTCAAATGGTATTCGAGCGGCCTCCTGACAGGACTTATCGCCGCCCTCCTCTGGACACGTAGAAAACGAAAGAAGGGAAACCATCCCCCATAACTCATAATTCATAACTCATAATTCAAAAGATCATGGCAGAAAACAAGACAAGATCCATAGGCCTGAAGGTCGCCCAGTTCGGTGACGTGAACCCGGCCGGAGGTATGCCCAACACGATGAAGCAGTTGGCGCGTACCATGAAAGGGACGGCCTCCTTCACCACCGAGGCCGATACGACCACCGATTTTTACTGCGAGGAGGAGCCCGCCGCCCCGGTGGAGAGCATCGGGAACGAGCCGGGATTGAAGCAGATCAAGCTGAACTTCCTGGAATGGGACAACGACACCTTGAAGGAGACCTTCGGCGGTACGGTATCGGAGCCCGAGGACGTGACCATCGACGGGAAGACCTACAACGTGACGAAATACCAAGCCCCGCGTGACATCGTGACGGTGCGGAAGGCCGTGCGGGCGATCTCCCTGCACAACGTGGTGATCGAGATCCCGAACGCGCAGGTGACCGCCCGGTTCGTATGGAACCTGACCCGCACCGACATCGCCCAGATCGAGGTGACGGCGAAGGCGCTGGCCCCGATCGGAGAGAACGAGGGGCCGTACGCCATCTATAAGTTGGGCGAACCTAAAGCGTAAGCCCGTATGGAGAAGCGAACCATCGAATCCCACGCCGCCGACGCCCTGCTGGACCGGCGGCTGACCGTCAACCTCCCGGCCCCGTGGTTGCTCCGGAAGTTGGGGAAGAAGACGATCCGTTACGGAATACCCTTCCCGAAAGGCGAGACCCTCTGCCGGATGGCAGCGATCTTCTGCCGGATGGATCTCGACCTGAAGGAGCTGAAGGCAGGCGACCTCGGTACCACGCTGGAGTGCATCGCCCGGAACGGAAAACGGGTATCGAGGGTGATTGCCGAGGGGATGGTGGGCAATAGTATCTTTTCCCGCCCTTTGGTCCGTCCTTTGGCGTGGTACATCCGTTGCCATACGACCATGCGTGGAATGGCGGAATTGGCGCAGGTGCTCCTGGTCATGGCCTACCCGGAGGATTTTCTGAATATTATCTTCTCGCTCGCCACGATGAACCTGATGGCGCCGACGGAGAGCCAACCGATGAGAAAAGGGAGTTAAGGGAGGAATACGAGCCTCCCCATAGCCCTTTCGGACGTATCTACGCGCTGATTGCCTCCGGGGCGTTCACCTACGACGAGGTGATGCGAAAGATACCATGGATCGTCATCCTCACGATGATCAACGACCCGGGACAGAGACGGAAAAAGAAGGAGGAAGAGGAAATCATTCAAACGGAGGAGGAAGAGCTTGACTTTCTCGGCCTCTCCTGACTCATAATTCAAAATTCATAATTCACAATTTAACAGTTCATGGCAGACGAACCTTTATACGTGACATTCGAGTTCCGCGGGAACCTCGCCGAGGAGGTCGATCGGGTGAAGTTAGGGATAGCGGGCTTGCGCAACGAGTCCGCACGGACCTACCAACGTCTGATCGCCGACAGCAATGAGGCGTTCGCCTCCATGAGCCGGGGGAACCAGCAACTCGCGGTCAGCATCCAGGAGGACATCAACAGCCTCCGCCAGCTTGACGCGGCCAATAAGGCATTGGACGAGGGGTTCGCCCGCGGTACGGTCACGACCCTCCAGTACGCCGAGGGCAAGGCGAAGCTCGCCATCCAGGAAACCGACCTCCGTACCGGAATCCAAGAAAACATCAAGGTACTCCAGGAGTCCATCGAGCAGGAACGGATGGCCGAGGGGAGCATCGAATCCCTCCACTCCTCCCTCCGGAAGATGGAGGAGGCGTGGCGCAAGATGTCCGCCGCCGAACGGGAATCGGCCGCCGGACAGGAGTTGCAAGAAAAAATACGATCCCTAAAAGAAGAGGTTTCCGGGCTGGAGAGTGGCGCCGGTGGCGCTACCTCCGGCTTGAGACAGTTCCAGACCCAACTGGAGTCCGTTCCCGGCCCGCTCGGCCAAACCGCGGCGGCCATAGGGAAAGTGACCAAGGCGGCTCTCGCCTTTATCGCCACCCCGCTTGGCGTGGCGCTCGCCGCCATCGCCGCCGGCCTTGCCGCCGTAAACAGCTGGTTCCACCGTACCGAGGAGGGCGAGAACGCGTTGGCGGTCGCCACGGCGGCATTCAACCAGGTATTGGGCAGTCTGCTGGACGTTGTGGACAAGGTGGGCGAATGGCTCTACAAGGCCTTTACCGAACCTAAGAAGGCACTATCTGATCTGGCCGATTTCCTCTCCGGGCAACTGATGAACCGCCTCCGTGCCATCGGCAAGGCGGGCGAGGCGGTCTGGAAGATATTGACGGGCGATCTCAAGGGAGGGATCGCCGACTTTTCCAACGCCTGGGCGCAGGGCCTGACCGGTATCGAGGATGCCGGACGGAAGGCCTCCGCGTGGATGGCCGATACCAATGAGAAGATCAAGGAGTCGGTCGAGTTGCGGAAACGCAGGAACGCCCTCGACGTGGCCGAACGGGACCTCTTGGTGGAACGCAGCCGCATGGAGGCCCGTATCGGCGAGCTGCGTGACAAGGCCTACGACATGAGCCTCCCGGAGGCGGAACGCTCCAAGGCGTTGAAGGAGGCGATCCGCTTGACAGATGATCTGTTCGCCAAGGAACAGGCGATCGCCAAGGAGAAATACGAGATCACCAAGGCGCAGAACGCGCTGGCCAACTCCAACAAGGCCGACCTCCGCGCCGAGGCGGAAGCCTTGGCCGAGGTGAACCGCCTGGAGGCGCAACGTTACGCCTCCCGCCGCATGATGCTCCGGCAGAGCAACACGTTAGAGGGAAAAGGTTCCCGCTCTCCGGAGAAGGCCCAAGGCGATGAGCGGAAGGAGATCGAGGCGGCCAACGCCCTCAAGGCGGAGACCGCCCGGCGGGAACGGGAGATCGAGCGGCAAAAGGAGGTCTTGGCCGAAAAGGAGAAGGACGCGGAGCTGGATCTCCGTCAGCGACGGATCGGTCTGATGCGGGAGGGCGCCGACAAGGAGTTGGAGCAGATCCGGCTGGACTACGACCGGAGGATCGACGAGGTCGAGCGGAAGGGACAGGAATACGTGCGGGCCCAACAGGAGATCGAGCGGGCCGTATGGGAGAAGGACAACCCGGACTGGAAAAGACAGGGCCTGTCGTTCCGGCCATCGACCACCTCCGTATCCCAGCTCCCCGAGTCCCAGCGCAAGAAATTAGAAGAGGCCGCCACCATCGCCGCTACCGCCCGGGAGAAGGCGGAGGCCGACCTGTTGGAGAAGACATTGCGGCAATACCAGGACCACACGGCCAAACGGCTGGAATTAGAGAAGAGATACAACGAGGACGTGGCCTACCTCACCGCCCAACGGACGGAGGCGAACGCCGAGGCCATCGACGCGGCCATCGAGGAGGCGAGACGAACCTTAAAAAAGAACCTGTCCGACCTCTCCATGGAGGAGCTGAAAGGATCCGGCCTGTGGGACAGGCTGTTCGGCGACCTTGACAGGATGGCGACGCCCTCGCTGGAAGCCTTGCTCAAGCAGGCCCGGGAGGTCAATACCTCGGCGTGGGATCCCAGGAACGTGAAGGAATACCAGGACGCCATCAAGCGGCTGGAGGAGGCCATCCATTCCCGCTCGCCATTCAAGGCGATCCGGGATGACTGGAAGAAGTTGCTGGAGTCCATCGGGAAAGGTGACAGGGATGGCATGGCCGCCGCGTTAGAGGGCATGGATACCTCCGTACAATCCCTGACATCCAGCCTCGACACGATCGCCGGCGGTATCGGCGACATCCTCGGCGACGAGGCTGGATACGCCGCCAAGCGGGTGGCGGAGCTGACCTCCGCCCTGTCCGGTTTCGTAAGCGGGGCCGCCAAGATCGCCAAGGGGGATATCCTCGGCGGGGTCACCTCCGTGATCGGCGGGATCGGCAAGATCTTCTCCATGGGCAGGCAGGTCAAGGAGATGAACCGGCAGGCCCGGGAGGAGCAACAAAAATATTACGACGAGGCCATCACGGGCGAGCTGGAGTACCAGCGGCTGCTCCGGGAGCGGCTGCGTACCCAGCAAGAGATCGGCGAGACGACGCTGGCCTACAACAAGCGGATCTCCGAGGAGCTGGAGCGGCAGCGGCGGGCATCCGGAAGCGAGTACGACCGGTTGCTGGCACAGATACAGGGAGAACAGTATATCAGCGGCGTAGGCTACCGCCACGGCACTTGGTTCCGGAAGGCGAAGACGTGGAACGAGTACGCCAGCCTCGCCGGGAAGAGCTACGAGGACATCGAGAAACTCTATACCGAGGGCAAGCTGGAGGAGAAGGTGGCCAAGCTGTTCGAGCAGCTGCGCGCGCTGAGGGACGAGGGAGCCGATATCGACCGGATGCTGGATGACCAGGAGGAGTCCATGCGGGAGGTATTGACCGGTACCACCACCGACAGTATCGCTGACAGTATCATACGGGGCTTCGCCGAGGGCAAACGGTCGGCCAAGGATTTCGCCGACGATTTCCAGGAGATGCTGAATAACGCCGTCCTTCAAGGAATAAAGATGAAGGCATTGGAGGAGCCTCTCCGGCAGTGGTACGAGTCGTTCGCCGAGGCGAGCGGCGCGGGGCTTACGGAAAGCGGCATCGCCGACTTGCGGGCGCAGTACGACAAGATCATCGAGGACGCGGCCCGCCAGCTGGAGGACATGGAACGGGTGACGGGTGGCAGGATCGACTCCACCCTCACCCAGCGGGCGAGGGCGGGCGCGTATACCATCGCCAGCCAGGACTCCATCAACGAGACCAACGGCCGGCTTACCTCCATCCAGATAAACGTCGCCGAGACCAAGGAGTGCGCCTACGACATGCGCACCATGCTGTCCCGGGGACTGGAGCTACAGGAGGAGATCGCCCGGAACACCTCCTATTGCAGGAGGCTGGAACGGATCGACAACACGCTGCTGGAGATATTGAGAAACGGAATTAGGACCAAATGACATGAGGGAAGGAAAGCTATTCATCAACGACAAGGACGCCTACACGAACTATGGCGTGTTCCTGGCCAAGGACCGGGGCGGGACGTACGACAACCTGTCGGCGCTCCTGACCCCGCCGCCCGCCAAGCGGCATACCACGGTCGATTACCGGGAACGGGACGGCGAGGAGGCGGACGTATCGGACGTACGTTTCGAGGCAAGGGACATCTCCCTGCGATTGGCCATGATCACGGACAACGAGCAGGAGTTCCGGACAAAATACAAGGGCTTCATAGAGGTCCTGAGATCCGGCCTCCTGAACGTGAGGGTCTCCGAGATCGGGAAGACCTACAAGCTCTATTACCTGAGCTGTCCGGGGACGGTGATGAAGACACGGCTCCGGACGACCGGAAGGCTGGCGGCGATATGGACGGTCAAGTTCCGCGAGCCGAAACCGGATTTCTAACGATGTTGAAGCGGCATTAAAACGACACTTGAATGGAACTGAGGATATACGACAAATCGGGGAACCTGCGCGCGGAAGTCTGTCCGGACGACAACTCCACGCAACAGAAAGCGGTGATGGGAGACAACGCGCTCAGCGTCTCTTTCACCACGTGGGAGGCCATACCCTTCGACATCGGCGATTACGTGGATTACGAGGGGGAGCGATATACGCTTCTCACCGTCCCGTGCCCCAATCAAGCGAGCACGTTGGAGTATGAGTACGCCCCGCGCTTCCAGGGCATCGAGAGCGAGCTGTCGAAGGCCCTCTGCTTCCTCCTGACGGACGGTGACATGGACTCGGACTTCTCGCTGACGGACGGCCCGGCGGCCCACCTGCGACTGATCGTGGACAATATCAACCGTGTCAAGGGAACGACGGACTGGAGGATCGGAAGCGTGATCGCGGCCGACTACAAGGTCGTGACCTACGACGGGATCGATTGCCTCACCGCCCTGAACCGGATCGCCGAGACCTTCGAGACCGAGTGGTGGATCGTCGGCACGACCCTCTACCTGGGCAAGTGCGAGCACGGGGAACCGCTGGTGTTAGGCTACGCAGCCGACGGGACGGCCGTGGGCGGGCTGCTGGGCATGAGCCGGCGGGACGAGGAGAACGAGCGCTTCTTCACCCGGCTCTACGCCAAGGGCAGTACCCGAAACATCGACCGTTCCAGATACGGTTCCGACCGCCTCCGCCTGCCTTCCCCGTTGAGATTCCTGGAGAGGAATACCGAGTACGGCATCGTGGAGCGGGAGGTGATTTTCGAGGGGATCTATCCACGGCGTACCGGGACGTTATCCGGCGTACGCTCCATCGAGCGGGAATCCGAGGGGAAGACGATCCGCGTCTACTACGTGACGGACAAGGACATTCCCTTCGACCCGAACGACCACGAGATCGGCGGCCTGACGAAGCGCGTCGTGTTCCAGACGGGGGAACTATCCGGGTATGACCTCGAGGTCAACTACGACTCGTCCACAAAGGAGTTCGAGCTGATCAACCAATACCCGGACGAGAACACCCAGATCCCGGGCGGGGTGATGGCCCCGGAAGCCGGCGACACCTATATCCTCTACAACATCCGGATGCCGGACGAGTATTACACGCTGGCGGAGGAAGAACTGCGGGAGACCGCCGATGCCTACCTGTCCAAATATAGCGTGGACAGCGCCGTCTACAGTGGCGACAGCGACCCGATCATCCTCAAGAAAAGGGGGATCCACGTTTTCTTGGGACAGCGTGTCCGGTTGCATAACCCGGTCTTTTTCCCCTCCACCGGCTACCGGGACAGCCGGATCATCGGGTTCACCCGTAAATTGGCCGATCCCTACGACATGCGGATCGACATATCCGACACGGTGACCCCTACATGGCGGGAATCCATCGAACGGAAGGTGGACTCCTTCCTGCCGATGCTCAGCCAGGCCGGGGGAGCGATCAACCTCATCAGGAGCGGCGACGATACGGTACCCACCGACAACAACGTATTCTCGGCCTTGAGGGCGATATCCACCTTCCTGCGCAAGGACAGGCCGGACGAGACCCGGTACCTCATGAGATTCCTGGGCGGGCTGGTCTCCGACGATATCGAGTCACAAGACTTCACCGCCGGGCCGTTCGGCTCCGGGTTCGTGGTGAAAAGAGACCCGGAGACCGGCAAGTCGTATATCGAGGCGGACGAGATCTACATCCGGCTGAAGGCCTACTTCGATACGTTGGAGATCAAGCGCCTCTCGCACGTGGGGGGACGGATCGTCCTGTCGCCGGCCTCGATGGAGTGTATCCGCGTGGAGGAGGTATCGGCCGAGTACGAGGACCTGCACGACAGAGCGGGCTCCATACTGTACGATTCCGGGAACGACAGGCTGCGTGCCGCCGTGGATGGCGGCGAGCGCGCCTACCGTTGCTATTTCAAGCAAACGGACGGCGAGCGGGAGATCGTGAACGAGTTCGCCGTGGACGACCTGGCGCAATGCCGGGAGTTCAACGTGAAGGAGGGCACCTCCCAGAACGTCAGCAACCAATATTACTGGCGGCGGGTGATCCATGTCGGCGAGGACTATATCGACCTCTCCACCACGGATCGCGACACGGGCAGCATGATCCCGCGGGCCGGCGACACGATCGTCACCGTCGGTAACAAGACGGACGCCGCCCGGCAGCACGCGGTGTTCCTCTCCTCGTACGACGATGACGCGCCTTGTATCAAGCTATATTCCGGGATCGACTCCTACTCGATGGCGGGCAAGGAGGTGACGGTGATCTCGCCGAACGCCGACAAGAACGTGTTCACCGGCAAGATGGTGATCAAGCCGGGATCCACGGGCTTCGGGAACCTGACGGACGCACCGGACATGACGGTCATCGACCTTGAGATCCGGGAGGCCAAGGACGCGGCGGCCGACGCGAGCAAGGAGGCATCGGACGTGCGGGACAGCGTAGGCAGCCTGAAGGGGTACGTGGACGGGGCTTTCGCCGACGGGCTGGTATCGGAGGCGGAGGCCAAGGCGATCGAGAAGTACGTCAACGTGGTGAGCAACGAGCGGCAACAGGCGTTGGCCACCTACAACGGACTGTACAACAACCCCTATTTAGAGGGCTCTGCGAAGACCTCGCTGTACAACGCCAAGGTTTCCCTCTTCTCCGCCACGGATGCGCTGGTCAACGCCATCAACGCCGCCATCGCCGATGGGAAGGCGACCACCGCCGAGAAAAACAACGTGGATAGCCGGTACGCCACGTTCACGACCTGCCACAACAAGTTCCAAACGGCGGTGGAGACGGCCAACCAGTCCATACAGGACAAGCTGAAAGGCTACTCGGACAACGCCCGGAAGGCGGCGGACGAGGCCAACAACACGGCCTCGCAGGCCATGGAGGGCGCGAACGCCGCCAAGGACGCGGTGAGCGACCTGAACAGGTACGTGGACGGGGCCTTCGCCGATGGTTTGGTATCGGAGGCGGAAGCCAAGGCGATCGAGAAGTATATCAACACGGTAAACGCCTCCAAGCGGGAGGCGGACGCGACCTATACGACCCTGTACGCGAACCCCTTCCTTGCGGGCACGGAAAAATCGGTCCTGTACGCGGCGAAGAACAGCCTCAACACGGCCACGACCAACCTGATAGCCGCCATCAACTCCGCCATCGCCGACGGGAAGGCGACAACAACGGAGAAAAACAACGTGGACAGCAAGTTCGCGGCGTTCAACAACGCCTACGCCTCGCTCGCCACGGCCATCGAGAACGCGAACAAGGCGATCCAACGGAAGATCAAGCAGGAGGCGATAGACGAGTCCAAGAGCGACCTGTCCCAACAGATCGGCGAGGTGTCGCTGAAAGACCGGAACGACATCGCCAAGATGATGGGCTACAAGGATTACGAGGAGCTGGTCTATTACGCGGAGCGGGGCATGTCTGTCGTCAAGGGCGGCAGCATCAACACCTCGCTCATCAACGCCGACCTGATAATCACCTCCGCGCTCATCGCCAAGGCGATCCGGACGAATACTCTGAACGTGAACGACCGGTTCAAGATCCACACGGACGGGTCGGTGGAAATGGACGGGGTCTTTCACTCGTTGGGGCCGAACACGGAGCTCATCCTGTCGAACGGGTACGTACGGATCACCCATGACGGGATCGACGTGGCGAGGCTATCCGTCAATAACGGCACGCCGGAGCTTAACCTGTCCAAGGGCGGCAGGAGCGCGGTGGTGACCCCCGGGTCGCTTACCCTGCGAAGCGCGAGCGGCAAGTTCATGACCTTCTCGGCGGACGACCTGAACCGGAGCGGGAAGGTGTTCACGAACGATGACGGGGTGTTGCGGGTGGCCGAGCAGGATTACGAGATACTCACCTGCTTCGTCTCCGTCTCCCCGACAGGCGGCGGAACGACGGTACCGGAGGCCGGGGGCTACCTGAAACGGATCGGCACGTCCGAGTACATAGAGGCCATACCGGCGGATGGGTACGAGTTCGTCCGCTGGAGCGATAACGGGAGCCGCAGGCACATGATCACGTGGGGGCAGCCCAACAACTCCTTCACGGCCTATTTCAGCAAGATACAGGTCGAGCGGTTCACGCTTTCCCTGTCGGTCAGCCCATCGGGAGGCGGATCCGTCACGGGAGCGGGAAGCTACGAGAAGGGAACCAAGGTGACGGTCAACGCCACGGAGGCCAGCGGTTGGCGGTTTATTCGCTGGTCGGATGGCGGGTACCAGCGACATACGGTCACGATGGACGCGAACAAGAGCCTTACGGCCTATTTCGAGCGGTACACCGTCACCGGGAACGAGATCCTGCAAGGGACGGATCTCACCAGTACGTCCTATTGGAACGCTTACGGGAACTCTTCCGTCCAGTCGGTCAGCGGCGGCGTGGCCACCTTGCGGTTCGGCGGGGAGGCCAATACCGACCAGGTGATGTTCAACAAGGGACGCATGGGCGGCAAGCTGGAGATGGGACACCGGTACCGGTTATCGTTCCAGGCGAGGACATCGTCCGGGACGACGAACATCATATCGGCGATCGGCGACAATAGCTTTGACTTCATCAATACCGACGATGTCATCTATGGCGAGGAGGCGAGCGCGTCCTACAAGACGTTCTCGGTGGAGTTCAGGGCGGATCGGGACAGCACCTCGGGGGATGGACTGCTCTTCACGGCGATCTCGGCGTGCGTACTGCAAATACGGAACATAACATTAAAGGAGGCGTGACAATGAGAAACGAGAACAACCCATCTATCTCCGGCACGGAGATGAAGTTCGCCCTGGGCCTCGACCTGCCGGGCGGGCTCACGATGGACGACGTGGAGTTCGAGGCCCTGTTCTACATCTATTCCAACCGGACGGCGACGATCCCCAAGTCCGGGATGGGCCGGATTGACGAGAACACCTATGTCGTAACGCTCGACACCGCCCGGATCGGTGGTGGCGGACGGATCAAGTGCCAGGTGCGGGTGGAGATCCCGGACGCGAACATGGCGGACGGCGTGAGGACGGAGATCATAGGGATCGAGACGGACGAGACGGTGAGGTATGGCGTGCGTTAGTGGAAAGATCATAAGGGTCGAGACGGTACGGGTGGAGCTGGAACGGATCGGGAGCGTGAGCGCCACCCTCCGTAGGATGGCCCGGGTCGGCGCGAGGCTCACCAAGGTCTGCGGCGTGGATTACGGGGCGTGGCTGTTGGTATCTCCCGACGAGCCCGTATGGGTGACCGATGAGATGCCCGCGCTGTTCGGGGTGAGGTCGAACACGGAATGGAGAATCGAGTGATTAACAAATAAAAAATACGAAAGATCATGGCGAAAGCGGCATGGGCGGTGGTCACCCCGCCCCAAGGATCGGGTGACAAGGAGGTAAGCGTAAGGTCGGACGCGGAGCATACCGGCCGGAACGCGCGAAGTACGGTATTGACCTGGAAGGCGGTGAACTGCCCGGACGTGCAGCGAACGGTCATGCAGGCGGGCAAGCCCGAGTACGTGGACATAGCGGACACGGCGGCGAGCGAGAAGACGGGAAAGGTGGTCACCATATCAGGTGTCAGCAACTCAAAAAAGCTGACCTTCTCCCTCGGCATGGGAGACCTGGATATAACGCTGCCCGGCAATTATACGGCCAACAGCGTGTTGACGGCCAACGGCGAGGCGATAGCGGGCGATCCCGGGGGACTGGCGGTGTATGATTTCTCGATAGCCGTGACGGTACCGGCGAACGAGGAGATCGAGCCGCAGACGAGGCAGGTCATCGTGACGGATGACGGCGGGCACCAGGACGTGTGCCTGTTGACCCTGGCCGCCGGCGACGCCTACCTGCGTGTCGCGGAGGGCGAGATCCTGCTGGATTACCAGGGCAACCCGGTGACCGTGAACGTGGAGTCAAACACGGACTGGACGGTGGAGTGATGGCTACCGTCACGATACCCTGGGGCCAAGGGGGCGGCGATATCACGGTCGCCCTGCCGGAAACCGGTGATGGCGTGGCCACCCTCTCGACCGGAACGGTGAACGAGGGCGTGGATCGCTCCCGGACGGTGACCTTCAGGACCGTACGAGGCGGGAACGTGGAGGTCATACGGACGGTACGGCAGGAAGGCAGGCGGGAGTACCTCCGCAACGCCTCCGGCGACCTATTGAGAGATTCGAACAACGTGGAACTTAAAGCATTGAAATAAGATGGGACTATTGAATTACACGACGGCCAAGATCAACGAGCTCTTGGCGAAGGTGGCGGCCTTACCCGCCAAGGTGATGGACGGCGACACCAAGATCCCGTCCAAGACAAGTGACCTGGAGAACGACAGCAAGTTCGTCAAGGAGACCGGGCTGAAGACCGTGAACGGGCATTCCCTGCTGGGAACCGGCGACCTGACCATATCCGGCGGCTCCGGAGGTGGCGTGGCAGACTCGGTGGACTGGAGCAAGGTGCTCAACAAGCCGGGCTGGGTAAACTCCCAGACCAAGCCCTCCTACACGGCCAGCGAGGTAGGCGCGTTGCCCTCCGACACCGCCATCCCGTCCAAGACAAGCCAGCTGACGAACGACAGCAAGTTCGTCAAGGAGACCGGCCTGAAGACCATCAACGGGCAGTCGTTGCTGGGTATCGGCAACATATCCATATCCGGCGGCTCCGGGGAAGGAAGCGGCGGAGGAAACGTGAACGTGATGAACGCGGCGGAGCTGAAAGCCGTGAGGAACTACGTGTTCAAGCCCTCTAACGATGGATCAACGGATGGAACGTTTTCCGCACTCAATATCGCTACCCTAAATGAATCTGGATTGATGAGCACTCAACAAGTCAAAAAATTGTATGATATCAAGGACGTTTACAAATTCCCGGCAGCTGTATTGGGCTTGACCTCGGCATCCACCAGCGATGAGATCTTGGCGGCATTCGGGCTTGATCCAATCCAAGAGAACGGAAATCTTGCGTACATAATCTATTTATTATCATCTGGGCAATCTGCAGATTACAATGAAGAATTTCCATCGTTATTCATCGGTAATTACGCATGTTATGTGTACGCTACTATGGGCTCAAGCACGGGAGAGATGGAATTGTCATATATAGGACAAGGAGGAGTGCTCAAGACTGTCAAAGTAACGTGCAAAGATGCGGCGGATGATAAGTTTACCTATTCTGTGTGTTTCTACGAAAGCGGAGGTGAAGAATTTTATTTACCTTCCTCAACCTTTGATTTGACAAAAACATCAACAAAAGAGGAGGTAGCGGCTGTATTCAATCCTCTTGGAGGATTAGATCATATAATAGAATTGGCAGAAAAAACGACAACTAAATTCTATATTGTTGATGCTTCCACAGGAACAGGAAATAACCGTTCTTGCGTTAACCTGGGAGGGCATATAGTTGCTAGTGTACTTCGCTATATAAACATATCTTATGTTGATAAGTTACTTGTCTCACATTATATTCAAATATCCGGGACTAAAACAGCTTATCTTGTATCTGATAAAAAAGATATAAATCTTAAATCTGCCATAAACTATGAAACGGTTAGACCAGAGGTTTATGCCTTGACATCCCAATCGACATCTGAAGAGATAAGGTCTGCGTTCTTTTCTTTAAGCGAATTTAAAAGATATATCGAGGCCGCTAAAAAAGGATACATATTACGAACGAGTATTCCTGAATCCATGGGATTAGATTATAAGAATCCAATTTATCTCAATACGCTTATCGCTCATGTCACAAATGATGGTGACGCTATTTTGGAGTATATAATAGCTGGTCCCGGAATAAATGGCTATGCAGGGATGCAGATTGTATTTATAAGCTATACTGCGTCCAGTGATTCTTTTTCTATAAGCGTATTGCCATTTTCGATTGGAAGTTAAGCTTATAAAAAAGAGATCGGGATAGATCCTAAAGAAATATTTATTGAATTCTTTATTCTTGTAATAAAAGCAATGATTGTCGATTGATTTTATCAAGACAACTTAGAGACCTTATCGGGGACAGGCAAAAAAGAAAGCCCCCGGCTGTTAGTAAAGACGCCAATCACATACTAACGAACAAATGCGAGACACCGCACGACCGGGGGCTGTAAGCCTTCAGCCGCGATGTCTCGTTTTGTTTTATGTGATTGGCAATACAAATATACTTTAATTTTTGGAGATTATGACAATATACGAGATACTTTCTTTCAATAAGGAATTGCTCCAGCGTCTATTTAATGCCGGAATAAGGACAAGCGATTGTTTGTATGTCGATTTGTTCGATGATTATACCCGAATGCGGGCGGCGGGTGAAAAGACAACCTATATCGTGGCCGTCCTTTCTGACAAATATGCCTTGAGCGAGCGAAAGGTGTACGGTATCATTCGCTATTTATCAAGCGACTGCATAGGCCGTGCAGTGCAAGGTCAGGCGTAAATTCGCTCACTAGATAGTTTGGTTCTACCTTTGTCCCAAATCCTTAAAACGAGACAAGTATGGGCAAGTACACTTACAAGCCGCAATATGGCGTGATCGTCATTTGTGCAGATGAAAAAGAGCAAAAGGAGATTTATGAGCGTCTCCTGAAAGAAGGTCTAACCCTTAAAGTGGTGAATGTATGAGAATAGAGGTACAACATCATTGTAGCGACTTCAACAGCTATCGGGCCGCACGGGTAAAAAGCCTTTTCAACGCGGAGAAAGGCTGCGACTGGAAAAAGACGGTAGAACTACCCATCGAAAACCGGGTATGGCAAATCGGACTGATTGTCGGTCCATCCGGTAGCGGAAAAACCAGTATTGGAAGTAAGATTTTCAAAGAACCTATTTATGACCTCTATTCCGGCTGGGATAAGAATAAACCTATTGTGGATTGTATCGCCCCCGATGGGGACTTTAACACGGTGACGGGTATGCTTTCAGCCGTTGGCCTCGGCGATGTTCCGGCGTGGCTCCGGCCGTTCCACGTGTTGAGTAATGGAGAGAAATTCCGGGCGGGTCTCGCACGTTTGGCGTGTGAACGACCGGAACACGCTGTAGTGGATGAATTTACGTCTGTCATAGACCGACAGATAGCCAAGGTAGGGGCCGCCGCATTCTCAAAGACATGGAGACGTGGGGACGGGCAGATCGTACTTCTCTCCTGCCACTATGATATAATCGAATGGTTACAGCCCGACTGGGTGTATGATACTGCGGAGGCACGGTTCTATGACCGTGACTGCCTTCGGCAACGTTCAAAACTCGAACTTCAAATTTATAAAGTCAGGGGAACTATATTCCCAAGATTGTTTAAGCAGCATTATTATTTAGACCTTCCTATGCCGGTTGCGGCCGAGTATTTCGTTGGCTTTGTCGGTGGTGAGCCCGTCTGTCATTTAGCGGTAACACCACTCTTTACGGCAAAGGCTTACCGGTCCACCCGGTTGGTAGTACTTCCCGAATGGCAGGGAATAGGCATTGGTACTAAATTTTTAGCGGCCGTTTGTGAATATCATCTTCAGGGACATGGTAGATGTGGTAAACCTTACCCGGTATTCTTTCACACCTCACACCCGCAACTATGTGGGGCGTTACGCCACTCTAAAAAGTGGATACAAACCGGAGCGCGTTTATATGGGGATAATAAAGGGCGCAGCGCGGCTTCGATGACACGTTCGGCCCAAAGGTTAAATAAGTCTGATCGTGCGGCAACCGGTTATGGCGGCCATTTCAGGGCGGTTCAGACATTTAAATATATAGGGAATGGTTATTAAAATATTGGGAAATTGCGAGTCGGTGGCATTCAAAGCGGCCGAAATGTTCGTTAAGGCAAAAGGGCATACGCTTTGGTGTGATGGGTATCGGTGTGATCTTGCCATTGCGCCACTCCTTACGGTGAAAGTTTCCGATGAGGAACTGAAAGAGGCGAACTGGGGTATGTTGATATTCCATCCCTCTCCACTACCTTACGGGCGCGGGGCATCATCTATCAAATGGGCGTATAAACGAGGGGAACCGATAACCGCCGCCACATGGTTTTGGGCAGACTCCGGCTATGACACCGGCGATATTTGCGAGCAGGAGATAGTAAAAATAGACTATGGTGTGCGGCCTCGCATCTTTTATGAGCAAGAAATCATTCCGGCCATGATCCGGACGTTAGGACGTTGTTTAGACAACATCGGGAAAGGTATTATACGTCGCGTCCCGCAAGTAGAAGCCTATTCGACATACGATAAAAGGCTATAACAATCCATCTTAACTACCTTGTAAAGGTACGAAAAAAGTACGGAATAAACAACTTTAGTAGACGCTTTTTTACCACAGCCGGCAATAAAAAGACGGTATTCAAATAGGGTTAGAAGTCCATTTGAATGCCGTTTATTTTTTAATGAAAAGAAGGTGTTTTGCTTTGATTTTGCAAATGGACGGTTGCTTTGCGGATTAAATTTGAAGCACATTTCGTTTTTGATAGAAAAAACGCATTTCGTTTTTCACAACCATCACGTTTCGTTTTTCGGGATTTACGATGTCCCCGTCTGCGGCCTGTTGCAGATATTTCTTCGCAGTCGAGAGGTGG